AACGTACCCCCGGGGGCGGGTCAGCGATGCGGCGAGACGTTTCCGGCGGCATCGATCCGGTATCGAACGCCTTGCCGGGCGTTGTGTTCGGCGTTGTGGCAGTCTTGGCACAGCAGCTCCAGGTTTGCGTGGTTCAGGGTGATGCCTGGGATGCTGATATTCTCCGGGGTCAGGTAGGTCTTGTGATGGACAATCTTTCCGGCGCGGATCAGGCCGCGGGCGAGGCACCGTTCGCACAGCCCCCGCCGCTTGGCGATGTAGCTGTCACGGCAGGCCGCCCAGGCGGCGGAGCGATAGAACGCTTTTGCAAAATCTTGGGCCATAGGCAAAACAAAAAGCCAGTGCCACGAATCGCATTATGCGAAACATGGCACTGGCACTAACGGCACTGGCACTTTGGCGATATATCGACGATGCTTTCGGCGTGGCATCGCTTGCAGTAGACAATCAGGTTGCGGGCTAGTGTGTTGGGGCACAGGCGGAGAACCTTGTACTGGCCGCACTTGGGGCACATCAACCACCCGTCTTTTACCTGGATTATATCACACGCGGGAGAATTTTGCAACGGTTATTTCGCATTTTGCACCTCCAACCAAAAGTTAATATAGATTCTCAAGGCAGAAAATTTAATAAAAGCCCTATTTTCGCTTTCCACGCCGTATTCGGCGGGGGCGTTTTCGCGGCGGCTTCGGAGCCTGCTGTACCAGCTTGGGGTACAGGTATTTGACAAACTGATACTTGCCATATTCCGTCCGAACAACGCCGGTATTGTCATAGACGGTAGTGCCCTTGGGCGGGGTCAGGGTCTCGGAGCTGTCCACGATCTGACAGTCTGTTTCCGGCTTGGCCAACCCCCGGCTGGGGATGAACTTCCGGGCACCCACATAGTCGGGAAGCTCCTTGCACAGGTACCGAGCCAGGGACTCGAACGTCCGGGCATAGGATAGCTCGAAGGGGTGCCACTCCAGCAGACCGAAGTCCCAACAGCTATAGATGTCATCCGCGTCATCGCCGGTGGCGTTGAGGATCATATGGACGTGATACCGTCCCTGCTGAGCCAGCTCCACCGGTGCCATCGTGGGATCGTCCCGACTGTGGTTGTGCTCCACCACATAAATATATTTCAGGGTGCGGCCCAGCGGATTCCGCCGGGTCCGCAGCCGCTTGAAGAACTCCCGGACGCATCGCATAACGCCCGCCCGGCTGTCCGGCAAATGGGCATCGTCAAATGTAAGGGTCAGGACGATATCACCGGGCCGGAAGTTACAGGCCATCAGAAGCTCGCATTTTTGCCACTGATATTTTTGGTTCATCCGCTGCTGGGCATCGCTGGTCAGCTTCTTCTTGCCCTGCCTGGCCGCCCGGGAATCCCGGGGACTGGGCAGGGGATAGATGGACTCGTACACCAGCGGCCCCGCAACGATTATTTTTTTGCGCTGCTTACCCATCCGTTTGCGCCTCCGGCTTTGGGTAAAGATGGTCAATAAACTGGCTGATAGTCAAAGGGGTTACATTGTCTTTTTCAGGGATAGCCCCTTGCAGCGCGGCGATTATCCTTTGCATTTCTTCCGCCGTTTCGGCCACCGAGAAAAATCCGGGGTCGGTATAACTGGCAGCATCTTGCTTATGACGCAGCGCAATGACAGATCCACCGTTCAGATCCGGGTACACGCCGGACACATCATCCAGATTTAACAAAATCGGGAAAGGCTTGCCGTCAGTAAGCGACCGCCGGTGCAACTTTGCAAAGTGCATTCTGTCACCTCCCGCCCGCAGACAGCGGGAAGCACTCCCGCACCGTGCCGCCGCCCACCGCAAACTCCGCCAGGTAGTACCGGCCTGCCGGATGAATCCAGGCTACCGTGCCCCAGGATTTGATCGGGTTGCCGTCCGTGTACAGTGCGGTCAACGGCATGTGTACCTTATCGCCTACTTTTACCATTTTCTGTCAGCTCCTTTTTCGTGATTTTCCGGCCGTGCAGCCGGATGGTGTGCCCGGCCGCCAGCAGCCCCAACTCCACCTGCCGGGAGTAGCGGCAGCTTTCGGGGGCTTGCAGCACCAGTTCCCCGGCGGGGTTGTGTACCGTGTAATCAGCCATTGTCTTCCGCCCCTTCCGACGATGCCATTTCCCGGACATCCGTCCGGCCCAGGAGATAGTCGATGGAGCAGCCCAGCAGATCCGCGACGGCTATCAGCCGGGTAGCATCGTGCGCCGTCAGCCCACCGGGCAAGGTGTCATTGGTACCGACATCACCACGCTCCCTTCGGGTTAGCGCGCCGAGATCAATTGTGGTAACAAAGTTAGCGTTACCTTTCGACGCCGCGAGAAAGTTTGCAGCGGGGATATGCCGCTCTTCCCGGATCTGCGCCACCCGGGAATATACATCCCGGATTTGCGCCAGGATCGGAGCATCCCGCTCCCGCTGCGCTTCTTCCGCCCGGGCTATTGCGTCCTTGGCGGCCTGCTTCTTCTCACGCTTTCCGTTGTAGCACAGGCGGCAGCTGTAGCGGCAGGTGGTCAGGATGGTGCAATCCGCACAACAGCCCCGGCAGAATAGGCCAGAATATGGGGATAGCCTGGCCGCCTGATCCCGGCGGATGGCATCATGCGCGCAGTGCTCGCCGCGGCGTTTCGGGCACTTAGTATTCCGGCAAACCGCGTCCGAACTGTCCATTTCCCGGACGATGGACTCCACCCAGCCCTCGGAAAGCCGGAATTCGGTTTTCCCGTCTTTTGTTTGGGCTTGGTAAATCAGATTTTGCCGTGTCGTGGAAATCTTGGCCATAGCGTAGGCCACGGAATCCCGGAGCTTGTCCTGGCTCCACTGACGTTGCAGCTCCGGGATCAGGTGGGCCTTGATGTATTTCACTCGGGCGATTTTTCCGGCGGAGGCCTTGCAGATCTCCGACACATGATCCCGCATTCTGCCGGGGAAATCGTAACCGTCCTGCTGCAGCTGATACAGCAGCTTTTCCACCTGCTCCACCTGGCGGGCAAAATCGGCGGAGGAAATTTTGCGGTTATCCATGTTGTCATAGATCAAGGCCAGCTGCTTCAGTGCCGGATTATCCCCGGCGGCCTCCACGATGCAGGGCACCTCCCGCAGGTCTTCCCGTCCGTCTTCGCCGATGATTTTTTTCAGGGCGGTGTAGCGGCGATGGCCGGAGACAATCATGTAGGAGCTGTCCGGCTGCTCCCGCACCCGCAGGGGCTGACGCAGGCCGAACAGGGAGATATTTTCCGCCAGCGCGTCGATGTCCGACAGCTCGTAAAAATTTTCCGGGTCAGGGATGATCTTATCAATGTCGATGTATTCGATCTGCTCCCGCTTCACGGGGTCAACCTTGACACCGGCCTCCGCCAGGAACTTGCCCAAATCAAAATCAGCCATGCCGGCCACCTCCCTGCCGCGTGTATGCGGCCACGAATTCCGCGTAATCCTGGATCAGTGCGGTGTGACGGCTCCCCAGCTCCCGGCGGAAGGTCAGGGTGTCCATCCGCTTGCTATAGCGGATGTGTGGGAAGACGTGAAAATTGCTTTTGCGCAGGATGGCCTCCGCCTCCCGGATGGTGTCGTCCCGGTACCACATTGTTGGCAGCACCCCGGCCACCCGGAGTTTGCCGTTGATCTTGACCATGTTTTGCACCTGCTGCATGATGTTGGTCATGCCGTCGATGGAAAACGCGTCCAGCTTGATAGGGATAACTACATCATCGGCGGCCATCAGGGCCGCGGCGCAGGCCGCGTTAAAGCTAGGCGGGCAGTCAAAAAGCACATAGTCGTACTTGTCCAGTCTGGCCAACTCCAGCACCATCATCCGGAAACAGTAGGCCTTGACGACCTGGGTTTTCAGCTGGCTAAGATCCAGGGCCATCAGCCGCCCGTCGGCGGCCAGGATGTCGATACCTTCCACCGCCGTGGGGCGGATCAGGTTGACGGATACCCCATCCAGCCAACCGGCCCGCAGCACGTCGGCACATTTGCCGTCCTCCGGGGCCGCCCCGAAGAATTGGGACAGGTTGCATTGTGGGTCATTGTCCACCACCAGCACCCGGGCATTTTGCCGCTCCCGCAGCAGTCGGGCCATGTGGATGACGGTGGTGGTTTTTCCAACCCCGCCTTTCAGGTTTAGGATCGCTGTTACTCGCATTTTGTTTTGCCTCCTGTTTTTATTTTTCAAACGGCACCGGAGTATCCTCCGGCAGCATGTCCATTTGTCCGGGGACTTCCGCCTGCTCCGGGATCTCCGGCACGGCGGCTTTCTCAATTTTCGGATTTTTCCCGGCTTGCCGCTGGGCATCGTATGCCTTGGCGGCCACCTCGGAGATCCAGAAAAAGGTCTGGGTTGCGCCGTCAAAGGCCAGATTGGTCTGAAAACGGCGGCCCTCCTTGAACTTGGTCACAAACATTTTCCGGGGGCCGTCTGGGTCTGACTGGTTGCGCAGCTTAAGAAATGCCACCACGTCCGCGTCCTGCTCCAGCTGTCCGGACTCCCGCAAGTCGGAATTTCGGGGGGTATGGTTGTCCTCGGAGCGGGACACCTGGGACAGGGCCACCACGATCACGCCCAGGGACGCGGCCAGCTGGTGCAGACCCAGGGAAATGTTAGTCACCTGCTCGTAGCGGCTGGCTCCCTTGGCGGGGATCAGCTGCAAATAGTCTACCACGATCACGGTATACCCCTTTTCCAGCGTCCGGGCCCGGATGTCCGAGACCGTCATGCCGCTGGCCGGTTCCAGGGTCAGCTTTCGGTCGGCCTGTTGGGCGCCCAGGTAGCCAAACCTGGCCCATTGATCGTCGTTCAGCCGCCGCCGCTGGATATCCTCCATGCCGATGGACATGGCATGGGAGACGAGCCGGTCGCCCAGGATTTCCGCCGATGTCTCGTAGCTAAAAAATCCGACGTTTTGACTTTTACCCCAATGCAGGGCGCATTGCAGGGCAAAGGCAGTCTTGCCGACGGACGGCTCGGCGGCGAGGATTACAAAATTCCCCGACCGGACAAACAGGTTGTCCTGGATCCGATCGATAGGCCAGCGCAGATACTTTGGCCTGGACTTTTGCCGCTCGGCAAAATCCACATACACCTGGGGCAGGCTCCGGGCCTGCTGCCGCTGAGTGTCAGCGGCCCAGCCGTTGGCCTGTTCCAGCAGCTTCCGGGCCTCGTCCATGGTTTCCGCCGCCTGAAGCTGGGCGGCCAGATCCCGGATGGCACTTACCCGTGCCTGCTCCCGGCAGATCCGGATGTAGCTTTCCACGTTCGCCGCGGTGGGCGTGATCTCCATCAGTTGGAGCAAAAAGTCCTGGTAGTTGCCGCCCAAGGCGGCGTTGACGCTGACCGGATCCACCGGGCTGCCCTTGTCAAACAGGCGCCGAATCGCCCGGAACACGTTTTTGCAGCCGCCGGAGTAATCGTCGTCGCTGGTGCCGGAGACCACCGCCGGAACCACCCGATCATCGATCAGGGCGGAACCCAGAACGCTGTATTGGGCATCCAGCCAGTTGTCTACACGCATCGGTATTCAACCTCCCCCGATGGCGGCGGGGCCTGTCCGGGCTTCTTCCCCCGCTGGTAGCCGTTGGGGGGCTGCACCCCCTGCCACCCGTTGGCAATGGCTGCTCCTATGGTGTCGATCATGCCCAGGATGTCACTCCCGTGCCACTCGGCCAGTTTTGCAAAGGTACGGTTGACGCTGGCTTCCGTGCGCATGGGGTGCGCCTTCCGCACTTGCCGCCCAGGATCGTATAGATCCACCAGGGACTTATACAGGGTGTTCATCTGCGCCCGTGTCCAGTCCGGGTTCTGGTTTTCCCGGATCTTCCTGGCAAACAGCTGCCGCAGGGCTGTCTCGTCCAGGCCCGGCTTTTCTTTTTTATTTTTTTCTTTTATATCTTTACTTGATATATCTTTATTTAATTGCGTTGGATTTTCCGGCGACGGTTTTTCCGACGACGGTTTTTCCGACGACGGTTTTTCCGACGACGGTTTTTCCGACGACGGTTTTTCCGTTGACGGTTTTTCCGTCGTCGGAAAATCCAACAACGGTTCGCCGGACGCTTCCGGGGGTGCTTCCTGGGTGTCCGTCTCCTGCGGACACGGAATTTCCCGGATCACATACTCGTTTCCTGCGAATTTGCCGCCCTTGTCCTGGGTTTGTCTGCGCTGGATGTACCCGGCCTGCTCTAACTCCTGCACCGCCGCCCGGATTGCGTCCTTGCTTTCCCGGTTGATCTCGGCCAGGCCGGACAGGGTGTAGTCCCAATCCTCCGGCAGGCTTAACATCTGGGACAGCAAACCCTTAGCTTTTAGGCTAAGGGCGTGGTTGCGAAGGTGGTGGTTTGCCATGACTGTGTAATCATTGGTCTTTTCGACACGAAAAACCGCCATAATTACCCCCCATTTTTAATTTTTGGAGCAGCCGGCGGGAATCGAACCCGCGCCCCCAGCGTGGGAAACTGGTGCCCTGCCATTAGGCCACGGCTGCATATGCCCAGGGTTCCGCCCTGGGACGGCTCCGTCTCTCCGGAATGCCACGTGTTCACGGGTTCGTCACGTTGTCCTCCTGCCTCCTACGGCGGGCAGCACTATCCTTCTGGCTGTTCCACCCAGCGACGCGCAGCCAAAGTGCGGCGGTTTCATTCCGGAGCCGATAGCTCCGGCGGGCTTGGTAGCGGGATTCCGCCCGCTGCGGCCCCGTCTGTCCGGGGTGTCATCGGATAAGTTAGGAGGCATATCCATTGGATTGGCGCAGAACAGCAGCTGCGCCTGGAGGGCGACCCGGGAATCGAACCCGGGACGGCACGCTGGTGCTGCGTGTGCCGATGCGTCCGGCTCCGCCCATATGGGGCGGCTCCGCCCTACGGAAAGCGGAACCGCCTATGAAATTGTCACCGCCTAGCCCCTACGATCAATTTCCGGGTGGTCGTGCCTTTTACCCGGGGATGGATACCCGGCACCCAGAGCCATAAAACGGGGGCGATCAAATTGTCGCGGTGCCCAAAACGGGCAAGGAGAAAAGTCCGGGGTGCGGGAGCCAGGAATCGAACCCGGCTTCAGGCGGCTGGAGACAGCGGCTTGAGACGACCGCACATGGCAGGGGTGTACCATAAGGCCGACGCGTCTGCCGAAAGAGGGTGAAGATCGGCACCAGACCCCGCGCCCCGGTGGGATGCCGCGTATTACGCCACACGGCTCAGGGGCGTTTCTCGACGACCGCCGTCGCTCCGGTGGAGCGGTGACGGATGAGAAGAGTGAAGTTCAGCTCCCGGATGACGGTGTAATCGTCCGGATTGTAACCGGCCCGGCGGATATAGGCCGCCTGGGCCTTACTGGGTGTCGCGTTTTTCTGCATCTTTGTCCTCCGGGATCTGCTGATCCCAACAGGCCTTGCAGGTGGACGCGCAGGGGAAATTTACCCCCGTGGTCTGCAAGCCCACCGGGCAGCTGAAGATATGCACCAGGGACGCATCCCGGGCTGGGTGCAGCTGCTTATACTTTTCCCGGTACGTCATTCAGCAGTCCCTCCAGATATTCCACATAGGCCAGCACGTCGCTGGCCATCAGCTGCACGCAGTTGCCCGTGTGACGGTAGCCGCAATCCAGGCACAGTCCCGCCCCGGCGCAGGCTTGCAGATTCTTCTTGACCTCCGCCCGGTTCACCGGGCAGGCCTTAATTTCCTTCGACATCTTTTTCCCGGGCGGGGATGGCCGCCGGGCGGAACAGCTCCGGGTGGCTCTGTGCCCAGGCCTTGGCGACCACCGCCAGGGCCCGGTCGATCTGCTCCTGGCTGTATTCCGGCGCGGAAATCAGCCGCCCGGTTTTCCGATCCACGATAATAGGCATCCTCGCCCAACTCCCTTCCGCGGGTTAGCCCGCCTTCTGTTCGGCCTGCTTCCGGCCCATGTTCACGCCCTGGATGAAAATCGACAGGATTTCCAGGGTGTTTTCCAGCTTTGCCTCCGGCACCTCCGCCAGGGCATCCCGCAGCCGCTCCAACGCGGCAGCACTCCGATCGTTTGCCATGTTATCACCTCCAACTGCTTTCCTATTGGCTACTTATGTTATAGCATAGGTCACTTACTTTGTCAAGCATTATTTTATAGGTAGCCAATATTCTTTTATTGACAAGAGACGCCCGCCGTGCTATGATAGGCACAGAAGGAGCGTGACAGAATGGACACAATAAACAAACGTATTGCGCATGTGGTCAAGTCCAGCGGAAAAACGAAGACAGATTTTGCGAAGGCCATCAATATATCACAGCCTTTTTTATCCCAAATTTGCGCTGAGAAATCCAACCCCAGTGACCGGACGATCTCTGACATCTGCGAAAAATTCCGGGTTCGGGAGGAATGGCTGCGCACCGGCGAGGGCCCGATGGAGCAAAGCATCCCCAACCAGGAGCGGCTGGAAAATTTCTTTGCCGATGTTCTGACCTCCGCCCCGGACAACCGCAGCGCCTTCGTTGCCGCCCTGGATACCCTGCCCCCGGAGTTCTGGGACATGGTGGCAGACTTCGCCCGGCAGCTGGCCGACGACCTGAAAGCCCAAGAAAATGACAAAAAAACGGAGTAACCACCAGGCTACTCCGTTTTTCCTCTTGACGCGCCGCCCCGATCTGTGCTAAGATTGGCCCAGGAGGGGAAGAAAATGGGTAAAAAAATTTGGGAAATCCTGAAAAGGATCCTTTTGGGCGTGGCCGCCTGGTTCGCGGCCCTGACCGTACTTGCAATCCTGGAAATAACGCTATATCCTGGCAGGCAGACTTATCCCAACTGGTATGTGGCTGTCATTTTCTTTTTGCCCCTGGGTGTTGGGCTGAAAGTGGCCCTCCGGGGGTTGCAAATACAGATAAAACGCAAATCGCCAAAACCCCAGCCCGCACCCGCACCGATTCCGGTGCCCCCGAAACAGGAACCGCCAAAGAACGAACCTCCGAAACCGGTGCCCCATGCAACATCGGGCGAGCTGATCTTTCCAGTGGCCGGGGTCAGTTTTCGGGAGAAATCGATCATCGCACTGGCGGAGGAATCGGAAGAGTACCAATACACCAAAAAGGAAATTATCGACGAGTGTTTTACCGGCTATAAAATTTGGCGCTACCATTGGCGAAAAAGACCGGTAGAGCTGGTTCCGGAGCCGGACAATCAATATGATCCCAACGCCGTGAAGGTGGTGGTGGATGGGGCGCACATCGGATATATCAAGCGCGAATCCTGCAAGCGGGTTCTTCAGCTGCTGGCGGAGGATCGGATCCGGCATATCTCCTGCACCATCGGCGGCGGCCCATATAAGGCAGTGTGGGAAGAGTATGATGACGAAAAAGACAGGGACACCTACAGGCTGGAGCGGGACGAGTTCCCCATCTGGGCAAAAGTAAAAATCACCGAAAAAAAGGGTTGACCATCGTCAACCCTTTTCCAGGCTGTCGAAAAACCGTGTCATTGCGAGCCAGTGGAACACACTGGCGTGGCAATCCCCTTGATTTTCAAACATTTTAGTTTCAAAAATGGCTGCTTTTACGTTCAACCGGTGGATTCCCGCACCAGTCTGCGGACTGGTGCGGAATGACAACGTATCTTTTGGACTTTTTTGACACGCTGAAAAAGGGTTGACCATCGTCAACCCTTTTCTTTTTGTTCCCCGGTGTCATAGTTGACACCGGTTCTCGCGCCCAGCTTCCGAGCCACCTTGGCGATAAAACCGCAGATAAACGCCGTCTTGTCATCTGGCAAGGCCATTAAAATCCGTGCCGCCCGATCCACCATTGCCTGCTTGTCCATGTAAGTACCTCCTGTTTTTGTTTTTCTGCCTGTATTTTATTGCGCTTTTCTTGGCAAATCTTACAAAAATTGTCGCTTGCTATTTACACCCGGCCATTTCCGTGTTATGCTCCAGGTATGGCCGCAAAGCGGCCAGGAAGGGAAGAGTATGATATGATGGGTTGGATTATTTTAGTCGCGATCGTTGGCGTGTGCCTGCTGATCCACTACGACAAAAAGGCGGATTCCCACGGCCAGTCCGAGGCGGAACGCCGCCGGGGCGAGGCTATGCTCCGGGCCAGGGAGGCCCGCCGCCAGGCCGAGGAGGACGAAGCCGAGGGCGAAGAAAATTAAGCTCTCGAAAATCTGTTGTTGATTTACACAAATTTCCGGGTAAGGCGTTTACAACCCCGACTCCGCGTGCTACCGTAAAGGTGTAACAACTGCGTATTGCCAATATACCGCACTTTCCGGGGCGGCACAATCGGCAACCGTGCAGCAAAATATGCAATTGCGCAACAAAGGGGATATGCAATCATGCAAAGCGCGGAACGATTGGAAATCATCAATCAAAAACGCCGGGAGCTTGGCCTGAGCTATCGGCAGCTGGCGGATATGGCCGGGGTGTCCGGCACTACGGTCTACCGGGCAATCACCGGCCGGTGCTGCCCGGAACAGGCGACGCTGGAAATGCTGGAGGCGGCGGTTGGGCTTGCGGATGGGATAGACATCACCCAGGATGCCCCAAGAGGAGAGCTGCCACCCATGGCGGAACGGTATATCCGGACCCAAGAAAACCGGATTACCCGGATGCGGTATCATTACAACATGCTGTTCTGCGCTTATGCCCGGTGGCTTGGGCTGCTGTTTGCCGTCAGCATGGGGCTGGTGCTGCTGATCTGCGGGGTGACGGCCTACGATCTCCGGCACGGGGATCGGGGCTGGTTTCGGCACTAAGCCCCGGTGTCAACATTGACACCGGGAGAATACAAAAATCCGGTGTCAATGTTGACACCGGAATGGAAGAGGGAATTTTATGCAGCGGCAGCACGGGGCGTTTATCTGCGCCCGGTACAGCACGGAAAACCAGGACGCAGACAGCATCGACGTGCAGGTGGGCAAATGCACCCAGTACTGCAACCAGCACGGCCTGCCCATTCTGGGGGTTTTTGCCGATGAGGCTATCAGTGGAATGAAGGAAAGCCGCCCCCAGCTGGATGCCATGCTATCCCAGCTGCGTCTGGGACTGGCGGACACGGTGGTTTGTTATGACCAGTCCCGGCTTTTTCGTAAAATGACAGCCTGGTTTGATTTGCGGGAGCAGCTGGCCGGGATGGGCGTGTCCATTATCAGCGTCACCCAGCCCATGGTGGGCGGCGACCTGCGGGATCCCACCAATTTTCTGGCGGAGGGAAGCATGGCACTGTTTAATCAGATATGGGTCCTGCAGTCCCGGCAAAAAGTCATGGAAAAAATGCAGTATATGGCACGCAACGGTCAGCACACCGGCGGCAAGCCGCCCCTGGGCTATCAGGTGGTGGAGCTGGGCGGCGTGAAAAGGTTGGCGATTCTCCCGCCAGAGGCGGAAGTGGTCAAGCGGATTTTTGCGGAATACGATGGCGGTAAATCCTACCACGATATCATTGCCGGCCTGAACCGGGACGGGATCAAAACCAAGCGGGGGAACCCATTTGGCACCAACTCCCTCCACGACCTGCTAAAAAACAAAAAATATATCGGTACGCTGGTCTACGGAGCCTCCCCCTACCGGGCTGACGGTACCCGGAACACCCACGCCAAGGACGGGGAAAACGTAATCCGGGTGGAAAATGCGATCCCGGCCATTATTGACAAGGACCAGTTTGTCCGGGTGCAGGCCCGGATGGCGGAAAATAAGCGGGCGCAGGGCGGCCGCCCCGCCACCCGGCGGGAGTACCCCCTGAAGGGAAAGGTATTTTGTGGCTACTGTAAATCGGCTATGTCCGTGACCATCTCCCGCAAAAGCTACACCTATTACAAGTGCGGCGCAAAAAAGCGGCAGCACAGCTGCAACGCCGGGAATGTGTCGGTGGACGAGCTGGAGCGGGTGGTGGCCGAAAACGTCCGACTGGTGCTGGGGCAGAAAGGCAGCATTGACAAGCTGATTGCCGTGCTGCGGCAGCAGCGGACAGTGATCCAGGACGACGCGCTGACCCAGCTTCGCGCGGCGGTCGCCCGCCGGGAAGAGCTGACCCGGAAGCTGGACAACGCCGCTGACCTGGTGCTGGATGGCCGGGGGTCAAAAACCCTGCTGGCCAGGATGGCGGACATGGAGCGGGAGCAGGAGCAGCTGGATGTCCAAATGGCCGCCCTGAAACATGCCGTGGATGCCTCGGCGGTGCCGGAGCAGACCCTCCGCCGCTACGCCCAGATGATGGCCGACGGCGGCATTGACAATCTGGCCCCCTACCTGGCTATCGTGTGCCGGGTGGAGGTCTACGGCGATAAGGTCGTGATCTGGACGATCCTGGACGACGACCCCACCGCCCCCAAGGACTTTACCGCCCCAGGTGTACCAATAACTCTTGGTGTTGCATCTGGCGTACCAATGGTTTTTGTCACTGCGGACTTACTCCGGATTGTCGTGGCAAAGCAAAGCACCTCCTAGATTTAGGAGGTGCTTTTTCCTATTTGCTTTTTATTCTCTTTTTCCGGAACTTCCTGATTCGCTGGGCGTTGACGGTCTGGCTTGGGTCAATCATCATCCCACGGGCATATGGGGTGTTGGCGTTTACACACGACCTTGATATCCCTATAGCTTGGGCTATTTCTATCTGTGCTAGTCCCTGGCTTTGCAATTCGGCAATTTTGCAAGTTAGAGGTGTGTTAATGATTCCATGGCTTACAAGGCATTTTCTCACAACGCTCTCCGACACCCTGATGCGGCGGGCGGTTTCTTTGATGCTTTCGTATTTTTCGTACGCTGCAATTACATCTTCTGTTTTCATATTCCTCCGCTTACATCCGCACGTTTCTTCCGGCGAAAACGCCAAGTTTGCGAATTGCGTTAATGCAGATCAATTCGGTTTCATCCAGTGGGCGAACGATTACCCAACCTTCACCGCCAACAAATTTATTCCAACACAGCGGGGCATCGGCGTTTTCTTTTGTAGCGATCCAACCGGGGTTCCCATCATACAGCGGGTTAATAACTACGCCGCAATCAAAAATGTCACGTTCGCAGAATTTGTAATTTTCCCCATTGATGACCATAGTGTGCGTGGCATCGTGGCCGTTTTTCTCGATGCCCCATGTGGAAAACTGCGCACGAATTTTTTTCTTCTGCCTTTCTGGCCGCTGCAAGTGCTTCGCACTTTGCTTTTTCAGCCGCTTCTTCCTCTTGCTTTTTCGCCTTCCGGGTGGCGTTGAGATTGATATAATATTCATATTCCGCATCGGTGATGATCCACGCCCGGTTACTGCAACCGCAAAATTCGCCATCTACTGGACGCTTTGGTGCGTCCTCCCATGTGATATATGGCAGGCTAATTCTATTTTCACCCGTGCCGACAAAACCATAGTCCTTATACCAGCCCGAATAGTGTACTTTTTCTTCTTCCGTGAAGCGTCTAGCGTCACAAATGCAAGCGTCATAAGCATATGGGATTTCCAGAACCAACATATTATTTACCTCCGTTAATATTTTACACAATATCGTCTATCTTGCACCCTAAAACCTGTGCTATTTTCTTGGCTGTCATAACACCAGGTTCTACGTGCCCATTTTCCCACCGGCTGATATCCTTGCTTAAGCATCCAATTTCTTCGGCAAGTTGCGCTTGGGTCATCCCTGCCGCTTGCCTGGCAGCTTTCAACTTTTCACCCATTTGTTATTTTCCTTTCCTTTATTGCGTGGGGGCCCCGAGAGCTTGTCAGGAGGGGGCTTGACTTTTATTTATTTATGATTTATAATGATGTTGGTGAGTGGATTGCCCTGTGCTTGGTTTTTTCTAGGTGCGGGGCTTTTCTTTTCGCTAGGGGTTACTGTAATGGTGATTTTGATTTCTATTTTCACTCTCGGGGCTCCTTCCGTTCCCCCTCCTGACATGGATACAATACCATAAATGGTAACTTAAGTCAAGCTTTTTTTCACAATTTTTCAAAAAAATTCCCTGCGCAGTATTTGCGCAGGGAATCAAAATATTGGGGTCACTCCCGCATGGCCTGAATCCGGGCCACGTCTGCGGCAGCCTGGATGTGTCGCTGGTGCAGGTAGTCATAGACAGCCAGCATCTCGTCCGGCGGGGCACCGTGCTCCCGGCGGTACAGGTCTATCAGCTGGACAATGACCTTGTGCAGCATGGCCATGTGATCCATTTCCGCCGCCGAAAGCTTGGCGTACAGATCAGCCGCCGCCGGTGTCAGATCCGCAAACCGCAGGGCCTTCTCGGCGTACTTCCGGCCGTCCCGGATCTCATCGTCGATGTCGTCCTCCAGAGACTGGATGGCATCCATCAACGGCCCCTTGTAGGTGGTCATTTTAGGCCTCCTTCAGGGCGTTGACGGTCAGGGCCGTCACGCTTGCCGCGGCGGAATCGGACACCCAGGCATAGACATCGATGGGGTACACCACATCCGCACAGCCGCAGTCAGTGGAGACCACCAGATACAGCAGATTGTCCAGGGTGATCTGGGTGCTGCCGACGGCCACGGGGATGGTCTTCAGGGTGGAGGACAGGGCTACCCCGTTGTAATACGCCTGGACGTTCAGCGTCCCGGCGGTGGTGACGGCGGCGGTCAGCTGGGCGGTCAGCCGGTACAGGCCAGTCCGGGCAACGCCGATGTTGTTGGATCTGTCAACGACGGCCGGGCCGGTGGGCAGCCCGGCGGTGGCACCCATGTTCAGGGGCGCGGGGGTGGTGGTCAGGGCCTGGGCCGCGAAATTATATTTCTGGGCACAGGACTTTTTACCGCAATTACATGCCATTTTTTACAAGCTCCTTTCGCAAAATTGCCCCCACAGCGTTTGCCGTGGGGGCCGCGCTGTTATAGCGTCATTGATTTTTTAGCAGTTGCCGCAGCAGCCGCAGAAGGGGGAGGGCCCGGCGGTATAGGTGTAGCCGTTGGGGTAGCGGACAACGCCATACATCCGGTTATCCATGCGCAGATCATTGACCTGATCCCGCAGGGCCTGGATGGTGTTTTCCTGCAGCATGGCACGGGTGGCTGCCGCCTCGGCCTTGATAGCCGTGGTAATGTCGCAGGCCTGCCGCTCCAGCTGCGCTCCCAGGTTGGCCAAACCCAGCCGGTTCTCGCCGTTGCCGTCGCCGATCTGGCGGGCGAGGGCATTGCCGGTGGTCAGGATGCTCTGGTTCAGGTTGCTCTGGCCCAGAGCGACCTCCTTGCCCAGCTGGCCGATGTTGCCCTGCATCTCATAACCCAGGTTACAGATGCCGTTGCCAATATTGGTCAGCCGGTCGTTGATCTGGCCAAACTGCTGGCCGAACAGGATCTCCTGCTGGGTTGCTGCTGTGGCGTACTGGCCGTAGTCGCCCTGGCTCCCGCCAAGGCCGCCCCGGAACATCACGAAAAACAGGAACAGGATTACCACCAGCAGCAGGCCACCGCCGCCGAAGGTGCTGTTGCTGTCGCCCATGACAGCCCGCAGGTCAGACAAACTATAGTCCATATGCGTACTCCTTTCACAAAAAAAGTTATAAATAAACCGTGCGCGCCCGGATTATTTCAAAAATCGCATGATAAATCTTGCGTTTTCCTTTAGCTCCTGGAATTGATCCTGGGTCATTTCCCCAGAGGTCAGGAGCCTGGCTATTTCTGCCTGGGCCTTTTCTGGGGTTACGGTCTGGGCAAATCGCCGGAACTGCGACACCAGTCCCATAACATCCTTCAGGCTGCCCAGGCCTCCAAAGCCGCCCTTAGACGGGGTCGGGCTGGACTGCTGGGGACTCAAAACGTCCCATAACGGATTGCTGGCCATTGACTAACGCCTCCAATCTGCTGATACGCTCCTCCAGGCTGGCCTGCCGCTGCTGATCGGCCTGCCTGGGGTCAAACTCCGAAAACTGGTAATATCGGGTGGTGACGATGCCCATGGGATCAGCCACCCGAACCGCGAACACGTTGGCATTTTGCGCCATCACCCAGGCCGTCTGCCCGGCATTGACTACGATCTGATCCACGTCGGCCACATTGGGGACGCGGATCCAGTCCATGTTGGTCTGCTGCGGCCGGAATTGCTGTTGGTAATTATTGGGCTGCTGGTAGCCCCACTGGTTGTTTTGCCATGCCATTTTTACCGCCCCTTTCTGCCCATATCATACCAGATGGGGCGCAAAAATAGCGCACCATTAGTTGCCTAATAGTGCGCTAAAAATGTACATTGGCCGTCAGAACAGCCGGGTTTGGGCGGTGTATTCTGCCCAGGCTTCCTCCTGCCGGGCGAAATAGTCCGCGTCGATTTCGCATCCGACAAAATCCAGCCCGTAGTCGTAGGCAGCTCGGCGGGAGCTGCCGCTGCCTAGATGGGTGTCTAAGATTTTATCGCCGGGCTTGGTATAATGCTGATAGATCCATCTGTATAGATCCTCCGGCTTTTGGGTCGGGTGGAATCTGCCCGCTATGCCAGCAGATGACAAGCTGATAATCTTAGCGTTGTCATTGTAACTGCACCAGGCATATTCCGCCATGGCCATGCTAAAGTTTTCCGGGATGTTCACCTTCCGCCAAACCAAAAAGCAGCGGTTTGGCGGAAGGCTGAAATAATTACCGCCCCAGATGATCTGATTTTTAGATACGCGGAAAAGCTCTTGAAAATAATCCTCGCCGGGGGCATAGTCCCAGCTCACGATTTTTTTCCGTATTTTGCCGCCCACTTTCCGCCCGTCCGGGCAATCTTGCAGGTATTTGTCAAAGTGTCCGCCGAAGCGGGTCTTTCCGACAAACTTCCCCCCCCGCCGCCATACGGGGGATCCACTACGGCCAAATCAAAATACTTGTCAGGGTATTGCCGCATTATGTCCATGCAGTTGGCGTTAATCGCGATGTTGGACATCTACCGGGTCAGCTCATCCCAATCCATGGTGTACTCCAGGGCGTGGAGGATCACCGTGGTGACTTTCCGGGCTACCGACTGTTCCAGGGCTGTCCGCCGCCGTCGGTCGATGGCCATAGTGGACTCCACCAGGTCGTCCTCCGACCCGGCGTGGAGCATCCGAAAAAGCTGGGCCTCCTGGGCGGTCATGCCTCCCTGCCGGATGATGTAATCAACGTGCATTTGGTTGCCATTGTCGTAAAACCGTTCGCGGATCACTGGATTCATATTTTTCCCTCCGGCTGGTCTTACGGCTGGATCAGGCGGCCGAGCCGCCGTCGATCCACTGCTTAAACACCTGGTGCAGGCCGGTGGAAGCAAGGCCGGACAGTGCTCCGGACAGCAGAACGTCCGGGGTAAAGACAGCCCACTGATTGATCCACAGGGCGCAGACAACGCCCACGATCACCACGGTGATGGGGATAATCCGGTTGCTGACGCTGGGCAGCAGGTGCTTGACGGCGTAGCCGACGATCAGGCACACGGCCACGATGGTGGGATTGACCCAGGTGTTAAGCATGGTAATATTGTTGATGATTTCCATTTTTTGTTTCCTCCTTGTATTATCGGTTGATTAAGTAATCTTCCAGCTCGTGTTTCGCAGCCTCCATCTGGGCCACGTTGTTGCCGTCAATGCCATGGTTCAGCAGTGCCAACAGGGAGTGCTTTGTCACCTTGTCGCCCTCGGCAAGGCGGTCTATCCGGTCTTTGTCGTTGGCAAGATATTTCTTCACCTGGCCCATATCTGCCTCCAGGACGGCCAGCCGGTCATCCTGGGTGGTGTCCGGGGCCCGAATACCGCGCCAAATGGCAACGATCTTTTCCGCCGCGTTGGCCAAAAGGATAACGGCGGCGGCCACAGCGGCCACAACAGCCCAGACATCAGAAAGCGTCATATTTTCCATCTTTTCACCTTCTCCGTCACCATCGGCTGTATTTGCCGTTGTCGATATGTACGCCCCAATCGTAGCGGCCTAGACCGCCCCGTCCGGGCATCTTTTCCGCCTGCACTGCTTCCGCAATCTCCTGCAACCGGGCGGCGGAAATGTCCTTGCCGATGGGGCTTAGGTCAATAGCCTGACCGGTCAGATGCAGGCTGTTCCAAATGCCGCCCACGTCGGCGTTGTGCTGCTTGCAGCGCACGCCGGAGTTGACGTTCAGGGGCGCACCGGCTCGGCGGCGGATTTCGTCAGCCAGCCGCACGGTTTCTTCTGCCGGTTCCGCCGGGAAGCCGTCGCAGTACTTACCCTTGCACTGGCACCGAAATTCCTCCCGGCTGAAATACCGGATATCGTCCCAAAACGTTCCCATCTTGGCACCCCCCTGGCCGCTGGAAGCGGTTTCCGTTGCGGTAGGCGTGTATATTCTCCCCGCCGTAACCGCCGCCAGGAGGGCGGTCTGGGTCTCCTGACCGGGGTCTCCGTCCACCGTCAGCCCTTCCGCCGCCTGGAAAAGCTTCACGGCCTGCCGGGTCTGGTCGCCGGTGATCCCGTCCGGGGTACCCACCGGATAGCCCAGATAGGCAAGCAGGCACTGCACCTGTTTGATGGTCATAGCTTGTCCTCCTTACACGTTCAGTGCCGCCCGGATGGCCTCCAGGTCATCTACGGTCAATGCGGGATAGTCGGCAGCGATATCCTCAAAGGTTTCACCGTTCTTGATGCGGATACGGAACGCCCGCACCATAATGCGCAGCTTCAGGGCACTCAGAGTTTTCATCAGTCATCACCTCCAATCAGGTCTGCCATCATCAAAATAATATCGTCCGTGGTGGTCTCCAGATTGTCCAGCCGCTCCCCGGTATCGTCCGGTTTCGGCTCCAGATCCTCCTGGGTCAGGCCATTCAGGGCGGCCAGCTTTTTGGCAATATCATCCATTTGCATCCACCACCTTTGCCACATCTACCATGATTTCCGTTTCCGACGGCACGGCCAGCTCGTAGCCGTCCTCCAGGGCGGGATAATGCAGGCCGATTGTGCCGCCCGCCTCCACCTGCAAAACACCGAAATCATCATCCGGCCATACGGCGGACAGGTCGATGGTCTCCGGGGTTTCCAGCACTGTCCAGGTGCCGTCCTGTGCCATGCTGCCCACATGGTAGTAGGCCCTTGCCGCAAAATCGATGTAATTGTAAGATTCCGCCGCGCCCTGGCCGTAGTCCGGGCACAAATCCCGGATAGCTTGGGGGATGGAGTAGGTGCCAATACTGTCACCAACGGCATTGTCGATCCGCACCTCGTCTACCGGGGTGCTGATAAGCACCCCGGCGTTGTACTCGGGATGGACCGATACATATGCTTCTATTGACGCAATGCGGGAATCAGTGGTATCCATAGGTTCGTTCCCTGCCCCAAACATAAGGGTTAAATCGATGATGCTGATGTCGTATACACCGCCATTCGGGTTATCTACATACATCCACACGCTGCCATCTACAGAGTCAGTGCCAGTACTTACGCCGGATGCTGTCGCTGTAATAATGCCACGTTGTTTTCCGGCACTGTGAGATCGCACAGCGCCCATAGCCGTGATGACTCCGGAAGCGTTATAAAACATCCCGATGCCTGTGACAAGGCCTTCTGTTTCGTAGACCGTATCGTATAACACCAGATATTTGTGTCCAACCGTAATAGTCTGGCCTTTCACGAAAAACAGCAGCTTGTTTTTCTCGATCGTACCCCATTCATCGGCAATTTGATTCCAATTTTCCGTCTTTCCACCCAGCTTTCGCAAGGCGGCGTAATCCATGGCCCCGCTGGGCACGGTCACGCTGCTCCCGGCTCCGGTGACGGTCTCGGTGTCATAGACAATCCCCTTCGACTTCTTCCACAGATAGTCCAAGCTCCGGGCCGTGCGGTCGGCTTCCGCTTTCAGGGCAGCGTTTTCGCTTTTCAGCGCGGACAGGTCATCGACCAGGCCACCCACAGATTCCGCCGCGCTGGCCGCCGAACCAGCGGACGCTTCCGCCTGGGCCTGGGCTTCCTGGGCGGCTGCTTGGGCTTCTGCTGCCGCAGCGTCGGCGGCGGTGGTGTCACCGGCTGGGCCTACCTCGCCCTGCGGCCCCTGGGGGCCGGGTTCGCCTTGGGGGCCTGCCGGGCCGGTAGCACCCTGGGGGCCAGTGGGGCCGACTTCGCCCCGGTCTCCCTTTTCGCCTTTCTCGCCGGTGTCACCCTTGTCGCCCTTATCACCTTTTTCGCCCCGGAAATCCCCGGAGGCAATGCCGTCTTCCAGCTTTTTCAGCGTTTTTGCGGCATTGTCAGCGGATATCCCCGCCTGGGTGGCGTTGGCTTCCGCACTCCGGGCGGCTTCCGTGGCGTTTGCCGCCGCATCCTTTGCCGCCTGGGCATCCTTGGCCACGGCCTGGGTGTAGGGCTTCAGGGGTTCGTCCGGGACGGCTCCTGGGGCGGTCAATGCCCGGATGGTGTTAGTCTGATAGGTGACGGACTTGACCACCTGGCCGTCATCGCCAAGCCACTGTAATTCCGCCTGTCCCCGTCCGGGATAGGCGGTGTCGGTATCGGACACCACCCAAACCACGCCGCCGTTGGCCTCCGTCACCGGCACGGGATAGGGCTGCTGATCCGCCGCACGCTGGTGCAGCAGCAGGATGCTTCCGGCTCCCGCCCGGATATTGGGCAGCGTCACCCGGACGGCCTGGTTCTCGCCCTGCTTGCCCAGGGCAATCACCCCGGCGTTTGGTACAATGTCAGTCATAGCGACCTCCTTCCGCCAACCCTAGGGCGATGCAGATGATCCCGATGGGCAGCAGTAATATCATGGGCAGGATCAGCACCACCAGCCAAAGCAGCCTAGCCATTGCCTTCATCCGCCGCCACCTCTTCCCATGCTGCCGGGTAGGCCGTAGGAGACCACACGTTGTTGTCCTGGACACTGCGCCAGACCTTACCGCCGTCGGTGCAGCAGTCGCCCTTATTGTAGGGGCTGGTGGAAATGGCCACAAAGGGCAGGGCCTTAGCCGGGTCAGTAGACCACACAACGCCCCACTGTGCAGGTAGGTCTTCTGGGTCAGCGGTGTAGACGGTGCTGTCATAGGGCTGCAGCAGCCGCACCACCCGGCCAGCCGGGGACAGGCACACAAAGCCCGCCGTGCGCTCCAGCATGTTCTTGTTGGCCTTTGCGGCGGCAAAGGTGGGGATATCCCCGTCGGCGGCGTAAAGCTCCGTGCCGGTCATCGTGGGGGCCTTGTCCTGCAAGGCCAGGGCGTTCGCCCGGCCCTGGGCGTACATGATCTCTTTCCGTTCGGTCTGGGTCACAGACTGTTCACCCCTTTCTGATAGGCTTCGTCCAACTCCTTCAGCTCTTCGCCGGTGTCGCCGGTGCCGGACTTGATTTCGGCGATTTTCGCCAGAATGGCATTTTTGCGTTCCTCAATTGTCATAGACTCAATGCCTCCTCGATTTCAGATAATGCGGCTTCGTATTCGGCGTTCTGGGCACTCAGGCTATCCAGCTGCTCCTGCTCATAGGCCCGCTGGGCCGCGTCCAGCTCCCGCCAAGGCTTCCAGGGTGCTATACCATCTCGCCGGCGAAAACTACGCCGTCCGGGCGTGTCCAGGTATGACCAGTCGGCACAAAGCGGTAGCCCTCGATATATGCCTGACATTTGTCGGCAAAGTAGTCCGTTTCCACGGCGGTCAGGCCGTCGCCTGGGGAGGTGTGGCACTTGTAATCGGTGTCAAGGTAGATTGTCATATATCCGCCCCCTACTGTGCATACAAGTTGTACACGTTAAACTGCGAGTTGTCCGCAACCGCAAACCCGACATGCCCGCTAGTGGATATTTCGGATATGTCAATCGTCAGCGTCTGATCGCCCGTTTTGGTGGTTAGCTGTTCCGCGCTGATCCCATTGGCGGCATTAGCAGTGCTGGAGTAATCATACGATCCGGTACACACCAGGCCGATACCGTTAAATTTTGCGTTCGTTGTTTTGCCAACTTTCACGGCGTTGATATCGGCTACTATCTTTGTTGCATTTGCCAGATTGATCGCATCAGATAGGATGCCGTTTGCTATACCACTTGGGTTTACCATCCCGACATATCCGTCATTTTCGGTGACAGTCAGAGACCGACCGGAAATGATCGATTTCGTGATTGCAATGTCCGCAAGTGCGCCGTCCTTTATGGCCCACCAGGCAACAATTACATCCTTGCTACCGCCGTCGTCGGTGTTAGACAAGATGACACTGCTGCTAAGTTCTCCCGCTGTGATCGTCCACGTCCCGGCATTGGGCACTACGCACGCCCAGGTGCCGCTGGTGTCCGGTGCCGTCAGGGTGGTCACGCCGTCCGTGGCCGTACAGGTCAGGCCCGCCGGGTAGGTGATGTTGATGGTTGCAGAGAAGTAGGCTAGTCGGATGATGTAACTAGAGGCCACAATGGTGCTGCCCTTCGCGGTCTGCCCGTCCAGGGTGGCGACGGCATCCCATTGGCCGCCGGCAAGCCCCTTAAAAATGGCCTGGCCGCTGCTGTCGGCAACGGCAGTTTTGGTCTTGTTATTGTAAGGATGGGTCAAGGTTACCTGGGATCCAGGATCCACTTTGACCACGATGGTGCCGCCACTGCGGCCTCCACCGCCGAAGCCGTACATGGGTACCATATCCGTCATACATACACCTCCGCCACAATGTCAATATCCATGTCCGGCTTGTCCTCCAGGCAGGTGACGGTGATCTGGCCACCGCTGCGCTTGGCGTAGCTGATGCAGCTGCAGGCATCGTGCATATCCGCATTGGCAGATACATTCGTGCCGTAAGCCGGGTAGATCATAACCCGGCGGCCGTCGGTCAGGCCGGGAACGTCCAGGGTCTGGGTGTAGGGGCCTGCGCCCAGCCAGTCGTTGGCAAGCAGGGTTAAGGACACATCCACGGTGTCCACATAGCCCTTGTTTGCCGCGTGGGCATCCGCCGTGGGGGCGGGCAGAGCCAGCGGCCCGGTCATGGTGCCCCCGGTGGTAGCCACCGCCCCCACATCCCCGGCGGAAAGGACAATGTTGCCGGTGCCGTCCGGATTCTGGCCGCAGACGGTGCGGACGGAGCCGTCACCGTTCAGCCCGGCCCAGGCCACGCTGTACAGGACAATCGGGTCGCCGCTGTTAAATTGGATTTCCACCCGCGTCCACAGGTATTGTCCGGGGGCCACGGCGGGAACCGCCGCCAGCCAGTCGCCGGTGGGGACAGTTGTCCCGGAGGTGCTGACCTGGTAGGCAATGGTCTGGCTCTCCACCGTGGCCGGGGTGCCGGGGTCGCCCTTGTCCCGGTCTTCGATCCGCCTGATCGCCGCGTAAATCGCAGCGGAGGAGGGGATGCTGTCCGCCCGGCTGGTCAGGGATTGCTCCAGCTGCTGAAAAGCCAGGGCGTGTTGGCCATCTGCCACCGGGATCCCGGCATTGGCGGACAGTGCCAACGCCACCTGCAGGGCGGCATCCAGCTGCGCCGCCGTCAATTTTAGTTTGTAGCTCATACTCGCCTCCGCTAGTAGTAGATGATGATGCAGCCGGGGCTGCCGTCTCCGCCGGGGCCGCCTGCGCCGCCTTTGCCCGGGGTGCCGGAGCTGATTCCGGGTGGCCACCCATTAAGAGAAAATCCCGCATCACCGCCGGCACCGCCTCCGTAACCGCCTCGACCGCCGTAGCCGTAGGCAGTGGGAAGATAGTCGATCCAGCGGGGCGGCTTTAGGGTGCTGTTGCCGCCGTTTCCGCCATTGCCGGTGGATATCTGTCCGGAAGAGTTTATTGATGGTTGCCCTGGGGTTCCGCCGTCTTCGCCATGCCCCGCACCGCCGCCCTCGCCGGTCGTTGCCGTCCATCGGCCCCCGCTAAAACTAAAGGTCTTTTCTCGCATAACGCCACCGCCAAGGTTTACCGCGTCATCCGATATTTGGTGATCGTAAGCGTTCCCAGCTAACGCCGATAGCCAACTGCTAGGATAGAGCGGTTCCGAGTATCCGCTATTTCCGCTGGGTGCGTCATCATCATCACCAGATTTTGCGTAGATGTCGCCGTTAAGCAGATTTGCGATACCCACTGATCTGACGATCCCGTCGGCGGACGAATACTCCCCGAAAAAAGTTTCCGTGCCAGATGTAGGCGCACTGTTAACTGTTCCCCCCGAGCCGCCGAGACCGCAAGAATAAGCATACCGTTTGGCAATACTGTCTCCGCGCAGCCGCAATGTCAAAAACCTGCCCGGGGCACCGCCCGCGCCCCGGGCCCCCGCTTTATTTTGATGCGTCCTGAAAGTGCTTACGGCACCAACACTGTTTCCGTCTTGGCCGCTGCTGCCAGCCACGCCGCCGCTTCCGCCGCCAACCAGAACGACCAGCAGCATCGGGGACGAAGAAGAAAGCACAGCATCCGGGACTTGCCATTCACCATCCCCGGTCAAAATGACATAATTAGCAACGGACGCAATTTCCGCATCTGGCGAAAACCCGGAAATCAGCTTTGCGTCGCATTTCAGTATTCCGGATGCAGTGATGGACATTTCGGTCAGGTACCCCGTCTCCTGTTCCGCGTAAGGGTTTTCATAGATGTAGTTCTGGAGCAAGGATTCGGTGTCAATGGATATAGACATTTCTGTTTTAGCAGAGCCGGAATAATAACGATACAACCGATCCAGAAGCTTGGCGGAAGTATCTTGTGTCACCATGTACGCATCGGCTACAGATATAACAGTTCCGGCCTCTTGCTTCCCCGCATAAAGGATTGACGAAGTGTGTCCGAACGGGAGTCCTCGCAAGGCATCATTGCCGGATAGGATAGCAGCGTAGGGGCTCCATCGTACAAGGGCATCATAACCGGACGAATACCACAATATAGGCGCACGGCTGTACGTTACATAGCGTTCGCCGACGATGCCTCCGGCTCCAGCGCTTGGAACAATCTCGATGTACGCGGAGTCATCGGTTTGTTGGTCGTATGGCACCCAATAGTTATGCTCCGTAAGCGTCACGAGATCAGAGCGATCAAGCAGCGCAATCGTGCCATCATCAAAAATACGCGAGGCGGGGATATGCTTTGGAGGAATACTGGCAATTGGCGAAACGATCAAATGCCCGTCCGCCGCATAGATAAGGGCCAAAGAGTGGGCAAAGAACAAATGACGCAAGGCATCGCGTTTTGTACATATGGGGATTGCTCCGTGTGGGACGATGTCCTTTACGCCGTCGGCCCACTCGATTTTTTCCCAAGCGGCAGAAATTGCGGGGGATGTATCAGTGTGATACACGTTACGCTTGTCCCGCATTCCGTCGGTCATAAATATAAGCCTGATGATATAGTCAATAGGGTAGCCATTAAGTGCAACGTACCCATAAAATGGGAAGTTTTCCATTACCCCGACAATAGATTGGGCCGTCAGGGTGAACTGGGTTTTTCCGGTTCGGCGGATCTCCTGCAAATAAAATTGCCCCAGGCACCGGTCGCCGTGATACCACCAAACGGGGGTATCGGCGGACAGGCCCATATAGACCGCTGCCGCGTTGTCCGCCAGGGTCAGGGCATCCCCGTCCGCGGTAGCTAGTGGGTCGTCGGCATCCGCCGGGAGAACATCCGCAAAATAGCCGACAGAATCCAGCACCGCCTCGATGGTGTCGTTGGCCAGCTCCTGGGCAAGGATGTCCGAGGACAGGATCCCGGTAACGGAGCGGATGCAGTCGCCCTCCACGGTGATGATCGGGGACGCTAAGTCCCCAAGAACTAAGCGATTTTTAGCACTTCCCATTATGTCGTCCTCTGGGGTTCCAGGGGGGAGAAATTGACCTGCAACCCTTTCCAGTAGCGGCGGTTTCCAAGGATGCCGCTGTAAGTGACCTGACCGCTGGTCACGACGGCATCAAACGTCAGGTTTTCCTGGCCGTGTGGCATGACGACAGTGTGACTGTCAACCGGTGCGGAGATCGCGTCATAAAACCGGTCAAAATCCTCCGGGTACTGGGGGTTCCGCTCCACCTTCAGGGTGTAGGAGTAGGCAGTACCCAGGATGTCCCGGATCTGACGTTTCGTCAGGCTGGTGCCGGAGTTCTGCCCCTCGGCGATCTCAAAGGATTCCACCAGGCTTTCATATTCCACATGCACCCGATAGGCAGTGCCGTCCAGGCGGATAGAGTCCATGTGCGTCCCTCCTTATTTTTTCACAAACGACTCGCCCCGGCGGGTGGTCTCCGCCACGATGACGGGCTGCAGGATATTGGCCAGCTGCGCCAGGGAGCCGGAGAAAGAAACGTCTACTTTGGTCACGGTCTGCTGGGGCGCGGCGTAGGCAGCGGCACCGCCCGCCGCACCGGAAGTCAGGGGCGTGACCACGGTTCGGCCTCCGGCTACGGTCAGCAGCTCCGGCCCGGCCTCGCCCACCAGGGCAGTGCCGGAAAGAACCTCGCCGCCCTTGGCCAGTTTCGGGAAATGTACAGACCCCATCGTGCGGATGCCGGAATACGAAAAGCCAAGCGCACGGGTCACTGCGCCGACCAGGGAGTTAATGGCATTGATGACAGAGTTTATCAGGGCAATGATGCTATTGACAAACCCTTCCGCCAGAGAAATGCCCGCATTCAGCAGGGCCTTTGCCGCGCCGACGACGGCATTGATAACCGACAAAAACGCCGCGCCTAAGGCATAATCGATTTGCTCCAGGAAGTCCATGAACGAATGGAACCCATCCACGATCCAGTCAATCGCAGCGGAAAAGGCCTCTTTGATTTTGTCAAAATTGGCGATGATCGCAACGCCGAGCAATGTAATTGCCGCCGCGATTGCCGTAAACAACAGCAGGTAGGGGTTGGCGGCTAGGGCTGTATTCATGGCCATGATGACGGGGATCAGGGCTGTGATCGCGTTGGCGATACCGGCCACAACGGACGCAATCGGAGAGATTGCCGCCACGACGGCCAGGATCGTCACCAGCATTCGCACTTGTTCGGTGTTCAGGCTGCCGATCCACTCCAGCGCACCGGCCAGCAGCTGGATGATCTCCTCGATGACGGGGAGTAGGGCCTCCAGAGCCTTGGCACCAGCGATTTGCAGTGTAGCTCTGGCTTTTGCCTTCAGGGTGTCGATCTGGTCGTTGACCGCATTCAGCCCGTCCAGGGTTTCCTGGGACATAATCAGCCCCGCCCGTTCGGCTTCGGCGCCCAGCTGCCGGAGGGCCTGGCCGCCGTCGTCAACGATACCCGCCAGATTGTCCGCGCTTTTGCCAAGCAGGGTCAGGGCCAGGGTATCTCGCTCTGTGCCATTCTCTACCTGGGACAGGGCCTGGATGATTTCCCAGTAGACCGTGGTGCTGTCCCGGAGTTCGCCGTTGGAGTCCCGGACAGAAACCCCCAGGGTGTTAAAGGCTTCCGCGACGGTGCTGGAGGTGGAGATCATGTTCTTCTTCAGCTTGATCGCACTGGAGGTGATGTCCTCCATGCTGGTGTCGATCAGGTCGCCGGCATACTGCATTTTCTGTAATTCTGCCGTAGAAAAACCGGACTGCTTGGCCAGGGTGTTAAGATCGTCGGATGCTGTCACGGCCTTGTAAGCCAGTCCGCCGAGGGCGGCCAGAGCACCGCCGGCGGCGGTGCTCAGTCCCCGGGTGGCATCGGCCACCTTGCTGGCACCATCGGCCACCTTTTCGGCCACCGCACCCACCTGCTCCATGGCGACGTTGGTTTTATTCGCGGCATCCTCCAGCCGTTCCACGTCCAGGGTGGTGGAGACAATCTCCCGCTGCAAAGCCATGTACTGCTCGGAGTTTTTGTCTACGCCATTGGCATCCATGGTGGTCTGGGCCTGCTTCAGGGCTTCCAGCTTTTCTTTGCTTTCCGCCACAGCGTCCCGGAAAAGCTGCTGTTTTTGCCGGAGCAGCTCCACGTTGGTCGGATCCAGCTTCAGCAGCTTCTGCACATCCTTTAGCTGGGTCTGGGTGTTTTTTATGTTGTCGTTTACGTTTTTTAAGGATTTGGACAACTCCTGGGTATCGCCGCCGATCTCCAGGGTAATGCCCTTTAAGCGATCCGCCATGATCTATCCACCTCCAAAAAATTTCTCAATGTCTTCCTGGGTGGCCCTGTACGGGTATTTCTCCCGATCGTTGGCCTCCTCGATCATCAGATCATAAACCATGCCCATGGTCATGCCACCAAGCGTCCGGTCGCCAAGCCCCAGCTGAGCACAGCGCAGCATAAAGGTGGCACCGGTAGGCTCCCGCGTGGTGGCCCTTACTTTTTTGCAAGGCTGGACGTGGTTTTCAGATTCTCCGACCACAGGGCCATGATCTGCGGTAGGGCCTCGTAAATCGACAGCACGCCGGGCAGACTGTCCAGCCATTCGTCGGGATCGTCCGGGGCGGCGGGATCGGCGTGCTTGGCCAGCAGCCAGGCCACATTTTCAAAAATTGTTAGATCCACGGCATCCAATTCCGTGTCCGGATCCTCCTTGGCCGCCTGCATATTCTTTTGCAGCCGGGACATGTCCCGCATCAGATCCCGCCCAAATTTAATCCGGTACAACCGGGGTATCAGGGCGGATGCCCGCATGGGTACCGATATGGTACCTACCTGGATATTGCGCACTAGGCTCTCATGATTGCGCATCAGCCCAAATCCTCCGCGGCGGGAAGATACACCTTGGCGTACCAGCTGTCCAGGACGCTTTTCGGGGTGCTTTTCGTGGTGCGGGCGGAAAGCTTGCCGTCGGCGAGGGGCTGGGTGTTAACGGTGCAGCTCTGGGTCTTAGGCTCGGTGCTTTCCCCCTTCGTTTCGCCGCCGATGTCGGGCTTTCCGGCGGTGACGGCGTAGATCACATACTTGGCTGCGGTGGCATCGCCGTCGATTTCAAACAGCAGGGCAAATGTGGCTGGGTTTTTATCGGCGTACTCCACCAGGGTGTGGTCGGTGCTGTGCTCTACAAAGCCCCAGATATCCACCAGCATCTGGTCGATAAAACGAGCCATTTCCAGATCGCCGGAGTAGCCGTTGCCGGTGTTGGAGACATAGTACAGCACATTATCGGCGTAAAACTTATTGACGGAGCTGTCTTCCTTCAGGGATAAGGAGACCGCGCCGGGAATGGCGACGGGAGTAGAATACGTTCCGTCGCCTGCCATAGGCGCGTAGTGTACGTTCTTCAGACCAAACTGGACTTTGTTTTCACTTTCTGCCATAGTTCCTCCTTACAAGGTCAGGTGATAGACGGTCATAAGGCAGCGTTCGCTGTTCAGCCATTCGTCCGGGTCTCTCGTCCAGACGATTCCGGCGGACGCAAACGCAGCCTCGATTTGCGATTCCGTTTCCGGGGATTTTCGGGCGGCGTATAATTCTACGTCCGCCGTGGGGGTGCTGTAATAGATTCGGTCATCTGCCACCATTACATTTGCACCGGTCTGCAAATAGCAGACAAAGGGCAGTTCCGGAGCCTGACCGACAGGGAACGAAAAAAGGGCAACCCGGCCAGAAAAACCGGGGACGGATTCCAGCAGATCGCCAAGTTGCTCCAAGGTCATCTATAACAGCTCCTTTAGGTTTTTGATAAATCGGGGGATAAGGTCACTTTCGCCGTTTTTCCAGTGGGGGTAAGCTTCCGACCGACCGCCGTTTCGGGTGGCATGGGAACGCTCCAGCAGATGGGTCAGCCGGTAGTGCGGGGCATCGGCGTACACCGTTTCCGTGTACTTGCGCCCGCTTCGTTTCGGCTCGCCGTAGGTGATAGATCTTTTATAAGCCCCGGTTCGCACAGGGGCGGCAGCGGCGACAATCTCTGCGGTTTCCTCCGCCGTCTTGTGGACGGCGTTTTTGACTGCTGTCTGGTCGATATAATCGCCATATTCGGCAAGCTCTTCCATGACGGCTTCCGCAAAATTGTCGATGGTTACTTTCCGTTTCAGCTTGCTTTTCCTGGCCATCAAGATCCCGCCTTTCGCTCCAGGTACAGCTCCACGGTGTCATCCTTGGGGCAGTACGTCCGGTAGATGCTGTACGCGACCCCCTGATATTCCGCCTCCGTCTCGCCCTGATAATCCCCGGTAAACACATTCGCCCGGAACTGGGGGCGCAGACCGTTGCGGCCCGCCTCAAAAAATTCCGAGGCCGTGATGCTTCCGATGGTGCACAGCACCGTGCGCCGGGAGGGGGTAGCCACAAACTGCTTCAGGGCATCCTGGGCGTAGGCGGTGCCGACCAGGGTGATTTCGTCAATTTTCGCCATCGGACACCGCCAATCCGTACAGCCGGGAGGTCTGCATCTGGGCTTTCATCTCGTCATAGGCGGATTTCAGCCGGTCATATTCGTCCTTCCCGGGCTTGCCCAGGTTCATGGCGCAATAGGTCAGGACGGCCTCCTGGATCAGGGGATCCAGCGTGTCAACATTGACACCGGAAACCCCGACCACCCGGAGATCTTGCAGACAGGCCAGAATTTTATTTTGGATCAGGCTGTCGTAGGCGGAGGTCGTCCACAGCTGCTGCAGCTTGACCAGTTTTATCAGATCGTTCATGGGCTACCTCCGTTTGGGCCGTGCCCGGGAAGCCGGGCACGGCAAAGAAAGCGAATCAGCCGCCCACCTTGAAGGTGGCCTTGACGTAGGACTTGGGATTTTCCAAACCGGCGTCGAAGATGCTGCCCGCGGTGGTGATCTGGTTCAGGGTCTTGGGCTCCACCGAGGTCATCACCCGCATGTCATCAAAGTTGTTGGCCAGCAGCTTGCCCCGGACACCAAAATAGGCCACGTTGTCGGCCAGGTTGTTGTCCAGCTTAACGGTCGCACCGTAGATCCGGCCCGTGACGATGGGGTCATCCATGGAGTTGGGCACAAACAGCTTGTGGCCGTCGGCATCGGTGATCCCTACCAGGCCGTTCCAGATGGTCACGGCATTGGCATAGATCACCCGGGAACCCTGACCTTCCAGCTTGGCAAAAATAGCCCGGATGGTAGCGTCGGCATAGGTCTGGGCGGTCAGCACGTTACCGGTATCAATACCGGCGTTGGTGACGGCGGTGCCGCCGTCGGGAGCGGTGCCGTCCAGCCGGGCCAGGATCAGCTTTTCCTTTGCCACGGCGATCCGCTGGGCCAGGTGGTTGACCAGCCAGGTCTCAAAGGCCTCCAGGCTCCGGAACTGCATGGAGTAGGAGATCACCACATGCTTTTTGATTTCCACACCGGCCAGGGTCAGCAGATCGAAGGTGTCCTGCTCATCATCGTTGGCAGTGCCTTCCGCCACGCCCTTAGCATCGCCCTGGGTGGTAGCCTTGTGCCGGGGGATGCTAAAGCCCTGGGACATGCCGGAGATACTGGCATCGTTGTACATGGGGGCCATGCTCTCCACCAGCTCGACGATCCGGTTCATGGTGGTGGTAGGGACGACGGCGGGGGTGTTGGCCGTGGTGGCCATGAACGCCGCCCGTTCCTCCTTGGTCATCTCGCCCAGCAGGGGAACGCCGTTCCGGACAGCCATGTTTTTCAGCCAGGCCCGGCGGTACTCCTCGGACTCGGGGCCGACGGCGGGCTGCTCGCCGCGCCGCTGCCGGTTGATCTGGCCGACAGCCTCGGGGGACACCATCCGGCGCAGCTCCGCGGTGTGGGAGGCTCGGGCCTCGATTTCTGCCTTTTCCTGGTTCAGCTTGCGGGCCTCTTCCAGCAGAGCCGCGGACTGGGCGTCGTCAAAGTCCGGCGCGTCCAGCATGGCGCGGATCTCCGCCAGGCGGTTGTTGATTTCGTCAATTCTCATTTTGTTACCTCCAGTAACAGCTTTAAGGTTTCGGTTTTCTTGCGGTTCTGCTCGGTTTTCCGGTGCTCCTCCGTAAGCGCCGCGATCACTCCGTCGCAGTAGCTCCGGGCAGATATTTCGGTCGTGTCGTTGGCAGGCAGCGACACGGCGGAAACGTCAAACAGTTTCTTGATCCGGGTGATGGTGCGCAGGACGGTGACCACCCCGGTGTCGTGGTCTTCCGTCTCTTCCCGGCGATCCTCGCCGACCACAAAACCAAAGGACATCTTGGTCACATAGCCGCCCCTGATCTCCTCGTGCAGCTGTCGACCCGCTTCCGTGCCGGACAGATCCACCCAGCAGCGCAGACCATGGGCATCGGTATCCAGCTTCAAGGTGCCGTTGCCGGTGCGGGCAAAAACCCGCCCGGTATGGTCAAATTGGAAAATGACATCGGACATGTCGCACGCGTCAAAGGCCTTCGGGTCGATCTGCTCGTCGACTTTGTAATAACTCCCGTCGTACAGGCGGTAGACGGTGTTAAACGTGGTGGCGTAGCCCTCCACGACGCACCCGCCGCCGTCGGGATCCTGGGCATGGACGGACATGGCGACGTTGCGATATTCCCGCCCCTCGGAAAACTTCCGCAGAAGCTCGGCGGGGGTGGTGTCAATGTTGACACCGGCGTAGTTACTCATCGGGCGTTTCCTCCTTTTGCGGTTTCGGCTGGGCGTTGGGGTTGTTGATGGTTCCGTTAGGTCCGTCGGCGTTGACGTACTCGCCGCGGATGATGTAAGCCTGACCCAGGCCGTCCGGCAGGGGAGGCAGATTCCAGACTTCCCGGGCAGTGTCCCGGTTAATGACACCCCGGTCAAGGTTCTGGATTGTAAAGTTCAATTTGTCAGCAGTGGACATATACTGGAGCCGGTTGGCTGTAGCCATGACGGAGCAGTCGCCGGTCAGGTCGCCGGTCAGCCTAAGTAGGTCAGTGATAACGTCGGAAAACTGGATGCTCCAAGGCTCGATTTCTCCCTCGTAGTAGGCGTTCCACTCGTCGCCGTAGCACTTATTTTGCAGGATCTTCTCGTTGCTGCCGAAATAGTCAAAAACATTGTCCTTGATGACGCCCATCTGCTTGTCGTCAATAACAAAATGGTCGGACTTGATCTGCTGTGGGTTGGTAAACAGATTGGGAAACAGCAGCAGGCCACCGCCGTTGCCTGAGAAATTCTGGCGGTCAAATTCCCGCTGCTTTTCCCGCACGTCCTCCGGGTCGGAGAAGTTATTCAGCACGGCCATGAAACGGTAGGTAGCGGCGGATTTCACCGCCTCAGCGATGCCCTGGTTCTGGATGTCGATCAGCTGCATGGTCTGATACAGGGCCTTGTTGTCGCTGCCGAAGAAATCGTTTTTGTGCTGGAATTTGGTCATGATCCCGACCTCCCAGACCGGCACTTGGACAAAGCCGCCGGTGGGGAACCGCAGGGCAATCATTGGATTTTCCGTCTGGCCGACGATGGTACACTCGCTGGGCAGCACGGTATACAGGGCATTGACCCTGCCAAACTTGTCAAACCCGGGGACAATGATGCAGGTATTATCCACGTCGTAAACTGTCCTGGCCCGGTATAAAAACTGCCCCCAGGTCTGGAAGGGATTCGGACGGCCCAGGCGGGCGGCAAGTCCGGCGGAACCCCGTCCGTTAAACTCCACATGCAGCTTGCTGCAATGTTTCGCCGCCGCGTGGATGGTCGCCCGTATCAGCGCGTCCTCGTACACCGCCCCCGAGGTGCTGGTGAAAGACGGCTGATAGCCGGTCAGCGTCTGATAAATGGGGTATCTGGGTTCGGACACCTTCGTGCTCTTCCCAAAGATTTTTTCAAAAAGTCCCATGCAATCTCCTATTTTCCACGGTTGGCCAGCTGCGGGCCGATTTCCGCGTACCACTTTTGACGGACGGTCATAGCGTCCAAAAAGGCGGCCACGCCGTCAATGCGGGTGCGGGATCCGGCTTTCTCGATTTTGACCTTGTCCCGACCGGTGTCCATTTTTAGACAGGTGTCGTAAAAATGGATTTTCAAAAGGTTGTTGCTGCCAATGTGGATCTTTCCGTCCTGGATCAGGCCCTCCGCTTCCCGAATGACCGGGGTCAGATTGAACCCCTGATAAACATCGTCCATGTGAAAACCGTAGGCCTTCATCTGGTCGACCAGGTAGGTAGCACTGTACTTGTCATAGCCAACCTTCAGGGGGTAGATTTTATATTGCTCCACCAGATCCCGGAACCAGTTAAAGCAATCGGAATAGTCGATGTGATGCTCGCCGGACAGCTTCAGCAGCCCCTGCTGCTCGTAAATTCCATAGGGGACACCGTCCTCTTCCGTTGCTGTCTGGATGCGGTCGGCGGGCTGGTAGAACATGGATATTACATACAGCTCCCCGTTTTTTTCGATGACCACGCAGCAGCTTGTTAAGTCCAGCGTTTTGGATAGGTCGATTCCGCCAACGCAGTAGCAGCCCCGGAAGTCTTCCAGGCGCAGGGTGTCACCGGCCATGTTCTCGATCAGCTGACCATCCAGCCAGGCAAGGGCGGAATTTTGCCGGATGCAGCAGTACTTGGTGATAAACTCGACCTTTTTGGACAGGCTGCCCTCTGCCACGGCGATTTCTTCCCGGAGGTAGGCCTCGGTGATGGAAACGCCCAGGTTGGGGTTTGCCTTGCGCAGCTCGGCCATGTCGTTCCATTTGGCTACGTCGTCGACCATGTACAAAAACGGGGCAAGCTGCTTTTCCTTGCTGGCTCCGGTCAGCACCGCGGTGCAGCGGCGGAGCAGCTCGTCAAAGATGCCGTCAACCTCGTAGCCTGGGGTGGACATGCTCAGCATCAAAGGCTCCCGTCGGGAACCCATGCCGGACTTCATGACCTCGTACTGTTTCAGTCCGGCGTCGCCCCGCCAGCTGCCGAACTCGTCGTTAGTGCACAAAAACGGGTTGTAGCCGTCGGACTTTTTCGACGCGAAGCCCAGGGCGCGCATAAAGCTATTCGTACCGGGAACATCAATTTCCCGCTGCTTGATGTCGGCCAATTCCGCCAGCTCCGGCTCCTGCCGGACGATCTGGGCCGCCGCGTCAAAGACGATCCGGGCCTGATCCAGCTTGGGGGCCAGGTTGTAGATTTCAATGCCGTATTCCGGGGACGCAAACAGGATATAATCGCAGATGCAGGCGACGATCAGCGTTTTGCCGTTCTTCCGCCCGACAACCAACACGACCTCCCGGAACTGCCGCAGGCCGTCCACGTCCACGATGCCGAAAACCACGGACAAAAAAGCCTTTTGCCAAAGCTCCAGCCGGATCAGGTCACACCGGCCCTTGCTGTGGTGGCACATGGTCTCCACAAAGCGGATCGCCCGCCGGGCTTTTTTCCCGTCGAAAAACCATTCTCCGGACGCCAGGCCGGAAATGACCATTTTGTACCACAGCTTGATCCAGCGGCCAACGGTCACAGTGCCATTCTGGATAGCCTGCCAATATTCGGCGATATAGTCAGGCATCGTCGTCCAGAGCGGCCAACTTCGAGTCCTTCTTGGGCGGGGTGGTACCGAAACGGATAATCGCGTCGGTCAGGTCGGCGGACGTTCTGCCCATGGAATCCTCCAGCTTTTGGCAGCTGTCGATCAGGGGATGGCTGCTGATATTTTCCCGGCCCTTGACGTACTCTTTCATGCAGGTCAGCCCAGCCGCGTCCAATTCGTCCAGCATTTTGGTCAGCCGTTTTTTCTGGCTGTCATACTTGCCGATCAGCTCCAGCACCAGGGGATTGGTGGCCACACCGTACCGATCGGCCAGGGCCCGGAGTTGCTTTCCGGCGTCTTTTTCTTTCCAGGATTTTGCCATGCTGTCTACCTCCTTCCGGGTGCAAAGTGCTGATTTTTTTCGATTTCCGCCCCGTTTTTCGCCGCTTCTCGAAACGCCCAAAAATCGCCTTGCGCGCGGGGAGATTATAAGCGCGGGCCGGTTTTTCGTCTCCCGGCTTTCCAAAAACCTCGCGGGCGGGGGCGTAGCGTTTTTTGTGCC